CTTCTTCTAACTTTTGTATCGACTTGTTTTAAAGCTAGATTAAAAGCTTTTTCATTTACACTGCAGTATAAAAATTTTTTAGCACGAGATGCAGAAGTATATAAAATTTCTCTCATCAATAAATTATAACTACTAAAATCTAATGCAAAAAATAAATATTTCCATTCTCCACCTTGAGATTTGTGCGTAGAAATTGAATATCCTAATGTTATTTTGTCTTTAATATCTTCAAAATCAAACACATATAAGCCAGAACCTTCATTGAATTTAAAAATACCTTCTTTATTGATTTCATCTAAATAGACTAACTCTCCAAGCCAACCGTTGTATATAGCTGTTTCCATTAATAATTTGCCCCTGTTCGCATCTGCTATTGTGCTATCTTGTTTTTCTAATTCTTTAGGATTGTCAGCAATATATTTTTCTACAAAATTCATTTTTTCTTCTTTCCAGTTTATACTCATGCCTTTTTCTTTTGCTAATTTAAATGTAGATAAATTTATATTTCTAGTCTCATAGTTATTAACTAAATTAATAACTATGTCTCCAACTCTCAAAGTATAATTTCTAGCTTCATTTTTGTATGTTATAGGAATTTCTTTTTTTACGAATTCATCAATCATACTCTGTGGATTAATAATCTCTTGAATTGCTTTATTCAAAGATAAACAAGATAATTCCCCTTTTTCTTTTACAGGAGATAAAAATAGAAAATCTTGTTTATTTTCTATTGTATTATTATCCCACATATTTTTAAAGGTATTTAATATATTTTCTTTTAAATTTTCTGAGCTATTGCTTACAAAGAAATCACAATCATCTCCAGGTTGAAAAGATGATAAAAAAGGCTTACCTAATAAAATTTTATCACAAAACTCAATTATTTTACTTTCGCCATCTTGTCTCATATTTTCAGTTAAAACAATGTGTTTTATTTTACTGAAATTTAATAAATCATATCCTAAATTACCTGCTCCAATGCTTTGTAATTGATGTATATCGCCTAATAAAATTAGCTTACTACTAGGATTAATATACTTTAAAAACTCTTTAAATAGCTCTATAGGTGTCATTGTGAACTCATCTATAATAACAATATCTTGTTCTATTTTTTCTTTGTTTTTTTGTTTTAGTTCACACATTAATCTATTTATAGTTTTAGCTTCAATTCCACTTGCTGTTGCCATTCTAGCTACAGCTTTTCCTGTAAATGAAACCAATATTGCTTTAGAATAGTCTATTTTTTCTCCATTATTTTCTTTTGCAATATTACTAGGTAAATTTGTACATATTTTTTCTTCATTCAATGCAGCCAATAGATTTTTTAATGTATGAGATTTACCAGTTCCTGCCTTACCTGTAATGATTAATATTTTTTCTTCTAAAGCATATTTTATAGCTAATTTTTGCTTTTCATTACAAGACAATCCTGTAAGTTCTTCCATTTCTTTTAATCTTATATCTGCATCTACAATTGTTTTTTCATATTTATAAAAAGAAATATTAGCTAATTTTTCTGCAATCTCTTTTTCAACATCAACATAATAAGATAACACTATTCTTCTCATATCTGGATTTACATTATTTCTTATTACGATTGTGTTACCTTTTTCTAATCTATATATTGCTTCTGCTATGTTGTTGTCTTTGATATGTCCATTTGTTAATTTTTCATCCATGGTAAACTCTTTAAAATTAATATCTAAATCTAAATCTTTTTCCATAGCTTGATTTAATTCATAGGCATAAACCCAAGCGTTGCCATTTTCAAGATTATCACTAAGAAAAAATTGTATATAAGAACCTATTCTCAATACTGATGTCAAATCAAATCCTAATTTTTTAGCATACATATCAGCTTTTAAAAATCCCAATCTAGGTATTTTCTTTGCTAGTGAATAAGGATTTCTCCTCATTGTCATAATTAACTCGCTAAAATTATCAACTCCTGTTAACAATGTATTAATTTGCTCATCTGATAATTCTAATTCTGCCAATTCAACTAATAGAATACTTTTCTCTAAGTGACTATTATATTTCCCAATTAGTGTTTCTATTGTTTTTTCACCTAGTCCTTTAACTTTCATCAAAGATACTACATCTTTTTCAAAAATGCTATCGAAAGGATTTTCTAATGTTTCATATAGATTTTCTACTTGATTTTCTGTTAATATTTCTCTTAGATATTTCTTTTGATTTTCAGTATTATTTAAATCTAAGAACATTTCACATAATTTAACAGAGTATTGCTCCCTACTAAATTTTTCATTATATTCTAATTTAGATTTAAGAAAAAATTGTTTCTTTTCTTCATTTTCCTGTGGGAAAGGATTAAATGAAATCTCTCCCGCAGTAACAATTTGATTAACTCTATCTGCTTTTATAGGCTCTGGAGAGTATAAGTTTCTTATAATTTTCCAAGATATAATACACCAGCCTTTTCCAAATTTAACATCTTTCTTAGGATAAATCCTAAATAAAGGCTCAACTATTAATGCATTTTCTCCATTTTCTTTTGCTATGTTTATTTTCTTTTCAAATTGATTATAGTCTTTAACTTCGGCTATTTTAAGTTCTTCTTTGATTTCTTCCATAATTACCGTTGTTACCTCACTTTTCTGTCTCTATTTGTATTTCACCATTATTATTTATTTTAGAAATTTTAACAATAAAGTGACTTAGGTGATTTGATTTAAAAGGCTTACAAGCTGAAAATAAATCATTGTTTCTTCTGCCTGTAATCATTAAAATATTACCTCTTTTAAACCAACTTTCTACTTTATTATTGTTACTATCTAAACTAGAATTATAATGATTAAATACATTTTTGTTATAAAATTTTACATTAACTACAGAATAATCTGTTGTCAATAAATAAATTAAATGTTTGTTTTTATTTATTCCTAAAACAGTTCCTGCTATCCTATGAATTTCGTTATCATTTATTATATTAAAATCCTCTACGTTGTATGTATTTATATTTACTTTTTCTAACTCATGAGAATTTAAATAAGTTACTAAGCTGTCAAACTCCCATCTAGAATAATCAATATTGTGTCCACATAATTTATTAAATATTTCTTTGTAAGATTTTTCTTTCATTTTTTCTTTCATTTCGTCTAAATTTGAATTTTTAATCTTATTTATTAAATCCTCAATTGTTTTATCACAATAGGTTTTTAAACTACCATATTTAACTGAATATCCATCTTCTATTGTGATATAATGTTTTTCTTCCTCAAAATTATCTTTAAAGTTATTTTCAAAAAATTCTATCTCATCATCTTCAATAATTTCTAACCACTTGGTTGGGTCTCCCTTACCTGTTTGCAATAAGACTTTATTATTTTTTAGAACATACGTAGAATATCTTTTACAAACACTATATTTCTCATAAGTTTCTTTATCTGTAGTATCAAATATTTCAGAAAAGTTTTCCATGAGTTCTGGAATTTTGTTTACATCAAAACTATAATTTGGAGTAAAATTAAGAATAAACTTTTTAATTAAATCTTCTCTTTTTTCACCAAATTCATCAAAGCAACCTGCTTTAATTAAATTTATTATAGCTTTCTTTTTTAATTTAATTTCTTTACTATTAACTAGAGCCATAAACTTTTCATAAAAATCATTAAAATTTTTAAAAGGTCTACTAGAGAATATAAAATCTAAGAAATTTTCATCAATATTTGAAATTGCATTTAAAGAATAAAGTATTTTATTTTCCTTAGTGTCTGGATAAAAACTGTATTTTGCCTTATTTATCAATGGTGGTAAAACATTGCTTTTGCCTACTAATGCTAAAGCCTTTGATATTTTGTCATAATCTACTGTCTTTGCTTGTTTTTTAATTATTGTTTGTTCTTCGGTTTCTTCTTCGTAATCTTCAACTATTGCTGAAATATCAATCATATTTTCGCCTAGTTCCTCTTCTAATTCATCTTCATTAGCAACAGATGATGAATTAATATTTAAACAGGCTGTATTCCAAAATAACATATATTTATATGCGATATTCATTTCTTGAATACATATAACACTATATGGGACAGTATGATTTACACTAAAAGCATAACCTAATTGTGGAACAACTTGAGTCTCCCAAAAATAGTTAGCTACTTCTTTTCTATTGTTTAATTCTTGGGCTTTAAGAAAAACTTTTTCTTTAATTGGCTTAACTAAGTCGTCTTTTTTCTTAGCTATGGCTTTTCTTAGAGCATTTGCCTCGCCTATAGAAAATCCACAAATTTCTTTATCCATAGAAAGTAGCATAACTTGCTCTTGTTCAGCAGAAATTCCAAAACTAACTTTTAAATGTTTTTCAAATAGTTTAATTTCTTTTTCATTTAATCCATATTCTCTCATCTCATTATACCACAGTTGTGGGTTTTTTTTGTGTTTACAATACTTTTCCATTGGCGATACTTCACCTTGTAAACGCATTAAAGAATTAGCTAATGCAAGTTCTCTAAGATTAGATGGTTGTACATTTTCAATGGTGTTTATTCCTGCTAAACTATCCATTTGAAATGCATCCATAATTTTTTTCTGATTTAATAATTCCCATATATTAGGATTATTATAATCTATTATATTAGGATAAATATTTTTTTCATATAATTCTTTTACTGTTTTTTCTTTTGGGATTAATCCTTCTTCTACTAACATATCTAAAGCATTATGTAATTTATCTAATGCTTCTATTGTTAAAAAGTCCATTTTTAATCCACCCATTTCATCACTATCAGACATAGTGTATGCAGTAATAGGTATTCCACTAGAACTTTTCATAAGAGAGTTTTGTTTTAAAAAGCCATTTTGAAAAATATAAATTGCCGATGCATGAACAGAACGCTTGTCTGTAAGATTATTTATAAGAAACATTGTTTCTTTTAATCCATCATATTGTTTAATTCTTTCAATAAATTCATCTACTTTTTTAAAGCCTTTTTCTTCATTGCCAAAAAATACATCTTCTAGCGAATAGTCGCCACCTTTTATATGAGGGATTAAACTGGTTAATTCTTTAGAAATATTGTTATCTATTCCTAAGCCCCTACAGGCTGTGAGTATACAGTTTTTTGTTTTAATCTTACCTTTAGTCATACAATTTAAAACATTATCATAGCCAAAATAATCTTGCAATAAAGCCAATATATCTGCTCTATAACGTTGTTCTGTATCTATATCTATATCCAATTATACCCTTGTTTTCACAATACTTTAACACTAATTTAATAGTGGGCTTAGACTATATCTTTTTACCTTGTTTCACAACAATATAAATAAATGCACTTCGTGATAGTGCTTATCTCTATCACTACTTCCTCACGGAATAGTCGTTAAACGTTTCTATTAAATATTAATAGACTTCGCATGGTATTACCAGCTATCTATTTCTAGATCTTAGGCTCTCTTAGTCAGCTACTTCGTCTTTTTAATTTCTACAATCTCCTTGTAAGGCTTGTGTAGAAGTCTTATTCAACTGATACCATTAGCACTAATAAATTAATCTATTAGCACACCCTTTAGCAAGGTTCACACTTAACGCCCAATAATGTTCAGGCAACTCTGGTCTTTCAAAATGTAAATGTCTCCACTCATGTAGTCCATGTTCAATAGGATTAATTTGAATTATATCTGCTAAATAACAGATATAAAATCCTGTAACACTTCCACGAGCAACACCTACAAAAGATTTTTTCCAAATAATTTCTATTAATTTGTTTGTAAGTGTATAATATTTTGATAATTTTTCATTAATTTTTTCAGAAGTTTTATATATGTGCATTAATTCTGTGTTAATTCTAGAAAGATTGATTTCATTAAATTCTTGATTTTTTTCAATAAAACCTTTTTCAATAAGATGTAATAATCTTCTATCTTTTTCATCATTATTAAATTTTTCTATATAAGGATATTTTTTATAATACTCTTTAAAAATATGCTGAATAACAAATTTACCACCTTTTTTATCTTCTGGAACAATGGTATCTTTGTGTAAATCTATTTGTTTACATTTGTTGTAAATTTCCATAGTATTGTTAAACATTTCAAACACTTTTTCTTCTTCAATATGATTTGAAATATACCCAAACAATTCTTCTTTTTCCATCATATAAGTAGAGTTATAAAAATCTCCTGTTTCTCTACTTTCATTTTCTTTTGAATTAAGAAAATTATAATGCAATAATTTATGTTCTTTTTTTAGATAATGACTATCAGTAGTCACAATACATTTTACACCATATACTTCACCTAATTTAACCAACATCTTATTTATAGTTTTTTGCTGATAAGATTGTTGAGTATTATCGTCCAATACAGGTTGCAATTCAAAATATAAATCATCTCCAAATAATTCTTGTATTTCTAAGATGAAATTTTCTATTTTTTGTTTCTTGTTTTCGTCTCTTAAATCAGTTAAATATTCATTTATTAGAAACGCTAATTTACCACCTAAACAAGCTGTAGATGCAATTAAATGTCCTTTATTTGCATTTACAATTCTTTTTAGGGTAGATTTAAGAGTAGGAACTCTCTCAACGTTTTGAGCTTTATACATTCCACTCCAAGCTATTGAGGAAAGTTCTCTTAATTGTTCATGTCCTATTTCATCTTTAGCTATTAAAATAAAATGAAAATATTTATCAGTTTTATTTTTTACTCCTTCTATCGAGTTAACCAAATATATTTCATTCCCTAATAATAATTTAAAATCGTTTGCTTTATTATTTTTTTGAAGCTTTTTAAGATGTAATATTCCTTGAACATGATTTGATAGGCATTCATGGTCTGTAATAGCTACAGCATTGTAACTCAATGAAATAGCTGTATTGATTAGTTGCTCTACTTTAATTGTAGAGTCTAATCCTCTTAGGTTGCTGTCGTCCGTATGATTGTGGATTGATGTGAATGGTAGATTTTTAAATTTTTCATCCAATATTTATTCCTCCTTTGGTTTTCTTGGTCTTGAACCATTGCCTTTTCCATTTCTACATCCTTCTCTATAAGGATAAATTTTCTTTGTTTTCATATTAGGAAACATTTGCAATAATCTTTCTTTGACTTTTGCATGAGTGATATTTTCTGCAAATAATATTCCAATTTCATTCTCTTTGTTTGCAAAAGAATATTTTAGTTTTCTTATTCCAATTTCATAAAAATAATACCATTTTTTATTTAAATGATAATATCTTATTATTGTTTCTGTGTTTTTATCCATAATTATGTTTCCTTTATCTTTAGACTCTCATCAATAAATTTGATAGCTGCATCAACACATTCTTGTTGTGTTTTGAATTTTAATTTATCACATAAGGAATTGTAACTAGCGTCTATTTTTATATTGGTGCAAGAAAAATACCAATATGGTATTAAGTTTTCAATAAGTGGATTATATTCAATATAACTTATATCAACACTATGGTTTTTATACCTGCCTGTGAAATGTTTATTTCCTTTTGAATACAGCTCTGTTTTTTCTGTTAATTTCATAGTTATTCTCCTTACAGGACGAAAATTTCTTTTGATTTAACTTCAACGACATTTCCTTCAATCCAATTAGCTCCATAATCATATCTTTTTACTTCTAAATAGTCAATAGCTTCGTTTTCTGTATTAAATATTTCTTTTTAGCTCTTTCTAATGTTTTGCTATTATCAATATAGACTTTATAAAAAACTTCATAACGAACTTTCTCTTCTACTTCTTTAGGTTCTTTAGTTTCTGCTTTTTTTAGAAAACATAGCGAAACAAACATAGCCTCCTCAGAATTTTTCCCATAAAAAAGATTTGCTACTGCCTCATCATCATCGCATTTTGAATAATCAACAAAAGTGCCATATTGTCCTGTTTCCATATTAAATACTTTATCGCCTTTTTTAAATTCTTTTTTCATATTAATACCTCTTTCATATAATTATTTTTTTTGTTTGTATTTAATCTATAAACTTATTATATCACACATAAATCCATATGTCAATACCTAAGGGCATTTATTTTGAAAAAAAACTTTTTACTTTTTATTTTTAATTCAAAATTGAAAAAATCTGCGGCTCTATTTTCAAACTATGTGCGTAAATGCGTAATGACAAACTCGTTGTGCCCTCATATAATGTGAACACAAATAGACAAAAAAATACACCTACTATAAATAGCAAGTGTATTTTAAAATAATATAAAATAAAATTAATAGAAGGAATTATTATGAAAGGTGAGATTTCTCTCACTAATATATTATATCACAAAATCTTACAAATGTCAAGCGATTTTGGTATATTTTGAAAATTTATTTTCACAAATAATTACCATCTACTTCTGTCAAACTTTTTGGCTGGAACTTCTGTAGGCTTAGTTTCACTAACAACTTCTTCAACTACTTTAATATCTTTCACGATTTCTTTTCTAACTCTTGGTTTATCAACTCTACCTACAATCTCAACAGCTTCACAATAAAAGTCTCTAATCTTTACATTATAATAAATTTCATCTTCATATTTATCAGCATAAAATTCACATAATAAATCCATCTTAACTATTTGTTCAGGTGTATCACCAAACCATTCTTCTGGTCGACACATCATATTTTCATAATCATCTTTATTACAATATTTTTTTGTAAATTTTATTCCATTATAAATAAAAGAAATATAACCTTTATAATCACTACCCTCTTTGCCTACTCCATTAATTTCCATATTGTTTATCAATAAATTTTTAATTAATATTTTAGGATTAGAAATGCATCCGCCCCATATATTATAAGCACTTGCAATTTCAATTACATTCTTTTCTTTTAATAGTTCTGCATCAATTACAAAATCTACTTCTGATACATCTACTATTTCATCCTCTGTAATTTCTTTATTACATATATCTACAAAAGTATTTATATCTTCTAAAGAATAAAATGTAATACCAAAAGCATTTGGCTGTCCTTGGCATAAACATAAATCTAAGCTTGAGAAATATTCTATTGTGTTTTCTAGTTTTCCTTTGCCTCTACTTCTACAAGAACCTTGATAAACATAGGGCGAATTACTTTCCTTATTATATTTGTTTTCATTTTGTGTTAATATAATTACAGGCTTACCAAAGTGTGACACTAATTTATTTCCTAGCAAACCTGTAAGAGATTTATCCTCATAGGAAATAATATTTTGATTATCTATAAAAACAATTACTTTATTCTTTTGTAGTTTTAATTTTTCAATTTCAACTTTAATTGTTTCTGCAATTTTCTTAGCTGCATTATCTTGTCTAGTCTTTGCATTAAAACAAATTCTTGCAGCAGTCTTTTGCAATGAATGAATTTCTTTAGGCGGTTGTGGGTCTGATTTAGATTTTCTTCTAGGTTGATATTCTATATCTTCTTTGAAATTACAGAAAGCTTTTAACATAGTTTCTTTCTCATCCATCTTACCATATCTGCACATAGCATTAATCATTGGTGCTATTGTAAATGCAGAGTTATGAATTGTCACACCCAGATTGAATTCATCTGATTTCTTTTCTACTAATTCTTTAAGAGCTTCATTGTAGATTGTTTTACAACCCTCAATCATATAATATCTAGTTTCCAAGTCTCTAACATCCATCATATCTGCTATAGCACCTAAGCCACCTAAGTCATAAAACTGTTTAGAATAAAATCTTTGTGACTTCATTTTGTCTTTTAAATAAGTTTGTTCATAAGCCTCAATAAATTTTATACACATAAGACTACCGCTTAAATTTTCATGTGGATATTGTTTATCTCTACAGTTAATTATAGTAGCATATGGATTGTCATTGTCAATTGGATGGTGGTCTATAATCAATATCTTGCAATCTAATTCCGAAATTTCCTTTGATAATTCAACATCATTAGTTCCACCATCTGGAATAATAAGTAATTCTATTTGTTGTTCTTTAATTATTTTTATAACTTCTTTAGTGATACCATGTTTCTTTCCATCATGTATATGGTAAGAAACATTTGCATTTGGATTAATTAACTTAATGAAGTTATACATAATACTAAATGAAGTAACTCCATCACAATCACTATCTTGTATAATTAATATTTTTTTATTTAAGCTATCACACAACAGTGCAATAGCCTGTTGCATATTTTTTAATTTAAATGGGTCATGAGTGTTTGAAAATTTTGGAGATATAAAATCTTTTATATTTTCAATCTCATAATATTTTAATATAGTTTCTAAAAGATTTAAATAGCTTTTATTTAAATTTAATTCTTTATTAACTATGTTATATTTTAGCGGTTGATTGTTCATATGTCTACCCTATTTCTTTCTAATTTATTTTATATATTTTCATATGGTATTCTATTTTTAAATAATTGTTTATAAACATTTGGTGTGTTTAAATCAAAAGGATTGGATTTATATTGTACATTATTTTCTACAGTATCATAATCTATTATTGTTAATGTGATATCAAATTCTTTTCTCTCAATAAACTTAATTGCTTTCTTATAAACTTTTAAAACTTTAGTTCTCCATTTTTGTTTTTCAATTTCATTAGTATAATCTTTATCCCAACAAAAACAAATTTCTTTTACTCCTAATTTAGCAAGAGTATTTATTTGCCAATAAGAAATATTAGAACCACACACTCCTACAACAATAGAAAAGTTTTTAAACCATTGCTTAGCCTTAATTACAGCTTTCTCACTTTCTACTATTACACATCTTTTAGAATTTTTAATTGTGTGTTTGTTCAAATTTAATCCATAAAGATTATAACTTAAACTATGTTTATACATTGTCATATCTAAATATAGTGGAGTGTATTTACCAAAGAACTTTTCTTTATCGCCGAAGTTTCTTGTTCTTATCCCCACTAAATTATTATTAATATCAAAATGTGGAATTATAATTCCGCCATCAATAATATAAGATTTAATTTCAAATTGTTTTAATGTAAATTCTTCATATCCCTCATAGAGCCACCTACAATAGTTTAAATCGCTTGAGAAATATTGTAGTATTCTTTTATTAATAGTAGTTAACTCTACCTTTAACGTGCGTTCCTGTTCGTCTACGAAGAATTGTTTTTGTCTTTCTAATTCTAGTTCTTCATCTTTCTTTTTTTGTATTTGACTTAAAAATGTATCATCTTCATCTGGGATTTGAAATCCTTCTGAAAATTTTATATTTAATATTTCACATAATATTTTCAAAGAACTTCTAAAGTTTGTATTTTCTATTTCCATTATTAAATCAAATACAGACATACTACCACAATTAGAATAACAGAAAAAAGATTTAGAACTTTTATAATAATATAATTTATTCGAAGATATTTTATTGTGGCAAATACTAGGAAATATTATGTATTCATTAATATTTACCACAGGATTACAATTATAATGTTTTAATATTTTTATTATGTTTTCTTCATTTATATTTTCCTCTATTTCTTTTTTTATACCCATAATAAAAACTCTTTCTATTTTTCTTTTTTATTTTTGATAATGGTCTTAGGCATTTTAATATATTCGTAGTCACTATTAGTAGCAAAACAATCATGACTACGCATTGTACCATAGTCTATGTTAAGCCACAACAAAGAACTATCATATCTACTACCACGGCCTTTTTGCATAGCTAATAGATGTGTAGGCTCTTGAATATAATTACTTTTGCCTAATAATGGTTGTATCTTTTCTTTATCAGTAGGAGTAATAGGCAATAACAACCACCAATAATCTGCTTTATTGATAATAGCTTTAGCACCTTGTATTAGTTGTTCTGTTCTCATATCTCTCCAGTTACCTGTGATTTGAGTAGATGTTACTACTGCAACATCATAAGCAATACACACTTCTTCTTTTAAAGCTGTAGACAAATTAGTTAATACCATGTCTACTCTTATTCCTATTTTTGCAGAAACCTTATCAGCATATTCTGCTATCAAATGTGGATTTTCAGAAATATAATCAAAGTAAACTTCATCGATATTATATTTCCTTTTATATTCAGAAACAACAGCTTTAATTTTTTCAATTGTAAATTCTTTTACAGATGCTAACCACATCTTAGAATTTTTAATTACTTGTCCTGCATATCTAATTCTTTGTAGTTCTTCTACTGATAGTCTACCTTCTTTAATCTTAGATGTGCTTACGTTAGCTATATAAGCCAATAGAATGGGTTGAACTTCCATGTAATTATCCATCTCATACTGAATATATATTCCACCATTATAGGTATCATATAGTTCATTAATTTCCCATTTCTTTGTAATTGGATTATATAATTCTTTTGCAGCAGAAAAAGCAAAATCTTTTAAAGCATTTCTACTCTTTCCTTTTCCGCTAGGAGTAGAATAAATATATAACATCTTTTTATTTTTACCATACGTTGCTGTAGTTAAATATTCAGAGGCAAAAGGTATACCCCATATTTCTCCAGCTAAACATTTATCTATAGTATCATCAATGTTGTCTCCTGCTTGAATAGTTTCTATATCTTGATGTTCTATAGTTCCAAAACATTCTTCAAGTTGTGCTCTAAAAAATTCTTGTATTTGTTTTAAAGTAGCATTTTCAAAATTGTTTTCTACCATTTCTTTTTCTTTTAAATCTATTTCGGCAGATTTACAAAATAGCTGCGATACGTTTAAACCTAATTCATCTAATTTTCTAAGCATAGATATTTTTTTTACTTTGTTGTAGTAGTATTTATAATTATTCTCTTTTAGTTCTACTATTTCTTTTAATAGCTCTTGTCCATTAGCTTTATTGAATAGAGCTAACTGTAGTGGATATTTTTGTAGGTAATTTAATATAGTTATTTCAGTAATATTTTCTACACCATTTTGATATAGATTGTTACAAACAGAAAATAAAATTTGATATTCTTTATTTATAAAATCCTCTAAACATATTTTAGTATTTTCTAAATTAGATGGATTAGTTATTAAAGAAGATAGTAAATGTTTAATTGCTTTTATATCTATAATTTCTTTTTCTTTACTCATCCACTTCACCAATACTTTCTACAATATTTTCTATGTTAATTATTTTTTTATTTATAGGTTTGTCTTTTTTTATTTTTTTATTTATAATTTGAATATCGTTTTCTAAATTTATATCTAAAGTAGATAGTCTTTCTCTTTCTTTCTCTATCTGTTGATAAAATTTAGAAGCCTCATCATAAACATATTCTATAATGCCTACACCAAATACATCATCTTTCTTTTCATTTTGTAACATATCGTAAAAATAAATAAGACTGTGTAGCATACCAAAATAAGTTTTGCCTTGTTCTTTAAATTCCTTTATTTGTTTATAAACTAAAGGATGTGGAGTATCATATATTCTTTTAAATATATAATCTATAAGTTCTTTATAGTCTTGAGACTCTTGTAATTCTTCTTCTGTTTTTTCTTTTTTGCTTTTGGCTCTAGCCATTGTGTCACCTACTTATTTGTTTTATTAAGAGAATAGACAACCATTACTGATTGTCTATTATGGTTAGTATTAATATATTACTCTGTGGCAGTATCTATAGATATATTGTTTTCTTCTGCTAGATTAGTAAGTTTAAATAATATAGTATCTAACGCTTCTATTTGTGTAGTAGTACATTCTGATATTTTCTTTCCTGTGCCAAGTATACTTTCATACATTGTAACTGCTTTAGACAGTAAATCATTTTCACTTGTAGATTTTTCTTCAAATAATTCTAGATGAGAATATATCTTATCTCGAGTATTTTCAAAGTTAACTTTTATTTTCTTTTCCTCTTTTATTTTTTCACTATCTTCATAAGATAAGGCTTTAAAGCCACCAGTAGCTTCTTCTTTTTCTATAGCTAAAGCAATTTCCGCATCTAAGTTTTCAATTGTGAATTCAAAACCGTTGTTTGCTTCTGCATATCTACATCTGGCAAAATAATCTTTTGTTTGAAATAGATGAGCTGTAGAGTTTAATGGTCTATTATTTTCATCTACACCGCTAGATTTTAGATAAACAACTATGTCACAGTTGTTTACAATAGGAGCAATTAATCTTTTCTCGCCTTTAAGAGATATAAATTCTTTCTTTTCTTCTTCATGTCCTATAAATATTATTGTGAAGCCAGATAGAACTAAATCTGTTATCTTTTGTCCTATTAGTTTCTCATAAATTTTGTAACCATTAATTCCCTGTAGTTCTTTATCTTTATTATCTTTAGCCCCTAAGTCTGGAGCACCTTTAAGATAGGTATTACAAACAAAGACATTTAACATATTAGCTAAAGACTCTATACCATCTATTATAATTGTTTCGTAGTTTTCTTTTATGAGTTTTTTAGTTCTTTCTTGTGACAACAATTCAACAGCTTGTGAGAAATCTTTCCACTCACTTATATCTTTTTTAGGCACATTATATACTCCACCATTCTCACAAGCCAATACATAAGGCTTAGGAAGCCTAGTAGTTTGTTTTGTTTTACCTAGATTGTTGCCACCATATATAGTAATACATTTTCCTTTCAAACCTTTTGCAATTTGTTCTATTTGTGGTTTTAAAAAATCATCTAATTTTATCATATGTTCTCCATTTCTATTTTTAAAATTTAATTTTGTTTTTTTTGATTTACAATAAGAACATACCATTTTGGAAAGTATGTTCTTATTGTATTAATTGTTACGCCATTATATTACCATTTAGAAGTTTTCTTTTCTGTTGGTGCTGTTGTTTTTGTTTCAAATTTATTTACTTTAGAAGTTTTATTTTCTTCTTCTTTTTTCTTTAGGTATTTTTCTTTAATAGCTGGCAAAGCAATCTCTCTTTCAGCTTTTACTTTTTCTATAAGTTCATCTGAAATATAATTTGTCTCATCTTCGCCATAAGGTTTAGTTGCATTTTTTATCCATCTCTCTTGATTGATAAATTGAGATTGTTCTGCAAATTCATAAAAATCTTCATCATCTTCTGATGTAGTCCACATATCGTCTGACACTACAGCTTTCTTATCTATTTTAACTACTCTAGTTTTATAAACGCCATTAGTAATTAAAATAGTATCTCCTATTTGATAAAGTAATTGAAAACTTTCTGCTAATCTTTCTTCTACTTTTAGATTTTTTACAACAATAGCTTCATTCTTTCCAAAAGAAAGTGTAACCATAGCTACATTTAATCTTCCTGTTTCTTCTAATTCACCATTTTTATTTTTTAATCTCTCTGGTTGAATATCAACTATTCTTCCTTCTAGAGAAAAGTGGTGAGCATACTTTTCTTCGAGGCTTGCTTGGCTTATTGAAGTTGCGTTTACAATTGTATTTTCTATTACTTCATCTTCTCTTTCGGAGTAATAGTCGTTAGGTTTAAAGTTAGTATTAACTTTAACTTTTAGTGCATCTTCCCAGCCTACTTTTACTATTGTATTTGCAGTCATTTCTTCAAGTAAATTTAAAAAAGGTTCAAAGTTTTTGTTTTCTTTTGAGAAACTCTGTGTATCTTCATCCCAAGCTTTATCTTGAATGCGATATTTGAAGGGAATAAAATCTTCTTGCTTTTGTGAGTATTGAACTGTAAATTCTAAATTCACATAGTGACTACCATCTTTGGCAGTACCTAGTTCATTCTTTTTGAACTCTGCAATTTTTCCTACTACAACTCCTCTGTTTTTTAAGTTTAGTTTTTCATTTTTGATTTCTTCTGACATAAATTAATTCCTCGTCTTTCACAATAATAAAATTTTAATTAAAATATATATTATAAGCTAATGCTTAATAATAACTTAGTTAATGTAGTAGATTAATAATTTTGTAAGATATATAATACTTCTTCTTTGGCGTTAGATTTAGTTGCGAACTCTTTGTTAGGGAAGTATGTAGATTTAATTGAATACAACATATCTAAATAAACCATAGGCTCTAATTTTTCTTGGGTAGTTGTTTGTAGGGAAATTTCATATCTAGTTATTATCCCATTGATAAAACTATCTGACAAACTACCATCTTCATATAGAGGGTAGTTCTCTGCAAAGAACGGTACTAATTTATATATATCTTCAAGAGAGTAAAGATTATAAACAGACTTTATCATTGGATTATGTTCTGGAGAGATATAGTCTTTTAATTCAACATCTATATCTTTTTCAGAAAGTATTTCTTCTATTGGTTTTATTGTAGCTATTGTTGTTATAGTTGTTTCTACAGTAGAGAAAACAAATTCTGTTTCTTCTGTTGTTGTTGTTTTGTTTTCGGAAGTTGATTTTGAGTTTAAATTTTCTATTGATGTAGTTGTAGTTGTAGTTGTATTATCATTACAACTTGATAGAGATAATGCGGTTAACAATAACGAGAATATTATTATTGATGTTGCTATTGTTTTTTTAATTTTTTCTTTCATGATAAATCCTTCTTTCTTTTTAATTAATTAATTTCAATATTTCCAAGTGGAATTTTATTATACCATGTCTACTCACAAATGTCAAGAGAATTTTAAAATTTATTTTATTTTTTGTTTAACGTTTGCATCATCATAAATGTTGACATCATATCTGTATTTGTATTGTCTCCACTCATCATCATTAGTGGTAGCATAGAGTTCATATCCATATTATTGTTCATCATTAACATTGGCAATATAGAACTCATATCCCTACCTCTGTTGTTATATCATAACAAACATAACTATCATCATTTGTTTTATAAGCTATTCCTTTGAAGGAATATTTAATTTCATCTGTTTCTATTTTACCAAATTTCATGTTTTTCATAACTCCGTTAAAAAAGAACTAATAATAGTATAATCTTTTTCATCATTACATTTAATCCAAATTGCTTTATGGTAATTATTAGTTTCTGAACTTAAAAACAATTCAACATTTCCGTTCATTTTTTAAAACTCCTTTACACTTCGCCCATACTTATAGCAATTATTTCTTCTAAAGCTTCCACGCTATTAGCTACAGCAAAGAATTTATTATTGTGTATGAAGTCTACATCTATATTTAATTCTTTCGCCACATCAAAAGATATTAAATCAACATGATTTTCAAAACTACCTAGAGCTTTTTTAATCGTATGAAGATTATATTTGTTTTTGTTTTTATTTATTACAAATACAATTTTATCTTCTTCCAATGCTGTCTCATTATATTTTATTATTGTTTCTTGGAATGGAATAAAAGTTTGTAGAACAAGATAATTTTTTCTTGTGCCATATAATAACTCTTGTTTTTTCAAATTTTGAATTTCATTTTTGATAATCTTTTCTGCTAATAAACTTGAATTGGTTTTTTCTAGCATATTTTTTAAAATCTTCTTAGCAAACTTAACAGCTTTTTTAAATGCATCATCCATAGCTGTATCATTTGTGTTATTCCAGTTCGGAGTGAATGTTCTAATAAGTGTAGATACTGTTGATGGAGCTACTCCATTGTCTGCTTTATCTATTTCTGTAACTAAAGACTGTAAATCTTTGTCAAATATAATTAGACCTAATTCTAAAAACTTTTTATAAACCAAACCAAATGATGACATAGGAACTTCTTCGCCATTGATTGTGTTATATTTTAATTCTTGATGATGGTCATACTCTGAATTACCTACATCAATTACTATTGAAGTTTCTAGAGTTAAATGTTCTTGAAGTATCTTAGGATTTCTTGTTCTAATTATTTGTATTTTATTTTCGTTGTTGTTTTTTTTTGCTACTAATTTAATTAATGCTGTAGCAAAGACCTCGTCTGCATGGAATACTCCATCATGTGTTACTATTGTTTTTAAGTTTTCAATTTTAAAATTTGTGTTTGTCATGATAAAATCCTTCTTTCTTAATTTAAAGATGTAACATCTCTTATTTCTATTTTTGTATTTTCTTCTTCATATAGATATTTTATTTTAGTTTGATTGTCTTCTTCTATTATTTTTTTTATTTTGTCTATTTCTTTTTGTATGTAGGTTTCACATTGTTTATAAATTATTGGAATGCTTTCTTTTAAAAGAGGGTCTAGTAAGCAATCTATTTTTGCGTACTCTTTTAAAATTCCATCCACTTTAAAAGTTGTGCTAATATAAGGTAAGGTTCTGTATAATAGGTTTATTTCTTGCTTAGTGAAAACATTTGTTAGCAATAAGTAAACATCTTCATTATTTTTTTCTAAACTACTGTATAGAAACCTTTCTATTTTTAATTCTGCATTTTCTTTTTTAATTTTAACTAAATTGTTTTTGATTTCTTTATTTAATTTATCATATAATATTTCAAGGATGGGTAAGGAATTTATTTTTG